CCGCTCTCCCGTAGCTTTCGGCCCTTGAGTGCTCGGCTTGCCGGACTTCGTTCGCCAGTTTTGCTTTGTCCACTTCTTGAGTGACTTCTGGGGCTTCTTGATTGCCATCAGTCCCTGTAGCCTCCACCAGCATCTTTGTACTGCTTGGCGAGCATCTGCGCCTTTCTTGCAGACCACTGCCCCGGCTTACCGCCTTTTCCCCCAGCTTTTATCTTGTTAAATAAACGCTTCCGCATGGTCGGCTTAGTGTAATTTCCAGCCTCATTTACGCGAGACTCGGTTTGGCCGCCCGAGGAATAATACCGCCTCATTATGCGTAAATCGCCGTCACTGAGGTAGCGTTGGTGATCGTTGCGTAGGCGCTGGTTGAGCACCGTATCGGCGAGTTAGACAAGTCGATATACGCGGTATGCGTTGCAGACGCCGGGGTTGCAAAGGTTGCAAGAGTGGTTCCACCCGAGCCGCCGTCCTTAATCACAACGGAGCCAGCAGTGGCCCCGGAAACAAAATAGATGCCCATAATTCTGGCTGGGCCGCCAAAGATAGCGCCGCTCTCCGTGAGCGTTGTTGACTGGCCATCTGACTGAATCATTTCTCAATCCCCTTAGATAAGAAAGGGGCCGAAGCCCCTTGAATTAACCTGCTGATACAGTCAATACGCCAGAGTTGCTCCAGATCTGACCAGCAACACCCGGATTAGAAGTGGGCAGGTCGCTAAGGATAACAACGCTATTGGTGCCGTCATAGGTGATTGAGATGTTCTCAGTAACAGCGCCAGTTGTCGCGTTCTTGGTGATTTCCTTGAATCCGTTTTCGGAACGGACGGGTCCGTCAAAAGTAGTGTTAGCCATTTAGATTCTCCTGTCTTGGCAAGTGTCAGCTATAAGCTGTCAGGGAATAAAAAAGGGGCCGAAGCCCCTTGAAGGACCGGATTAGCTGGTTCCGGGTGAACCGTAGATGCCCAGAGGGTCTGATACGCCGAAGCTGTATCGCTCGCGAGCCTTGTAACGGACGTTGCCGGTATCAAAGTCGCCATCCATTGAAGTTTCCAGAGCGGTGCGCTGGAAGTGCTTCATGCCGTTCGGTACATCGGTAATGATGAAGAAGGCGTTGTTGTCAGTCAGGAAGTGGTTGACTGAGTAACCTTCTGGGATCGAACCGTTGTTGCGAAGGGCGTTGATGTCGTTGTCAGCCGTGCCAACGCGACCCTCAGTCTCGAGCAAACGAGTTGCTACGAACATGAGTGAAGGTGGAACGATCAACTTACGAGGACGTGCCGCGATCAGAAGACCACGCTCATCGGTGAACGCCGCGATGTTGATCACTGCGTCTTCCAGAGAGGTCTCGTTCAGGTCAGCCGCAACGGCAGGACGGTTGGCGTTAGTGCCACCGTTTACCAGCGGGTGAGCCGTGCTGAACAGCGTTACGTTGTCACCAGAGTTGTAAGAAGTGAATCCGTTGTTCAAAGGATTCGCCGCCTTAACCTGCTTGGTGTGTGCCATAGCACGAGCCAGCGCCTTGGTATAACGAGCAGACAGTGAGTCATACAGGTTATCTTCCATAGCTTCTTCAGTGATGGAGAAGCCGAGAGCGATAGTCTCATGGCTGTAGCGAGCAGTGAATGACTCTTGGGCGGTGTCATAAGCGATGGCAGAGCCTTCAGCCTTGACAGGTGCCGCACCGAAGCCAGACAGCTTCACTTCTTCTTCAAATGAACGCTCAGATGATTCAGTTTCGTAAATCATCGTGTGCTCATCTTCGTACTTCTCATACTCCAGACCGAACAGGGCGTTCAGGCCGGGGAGAAGCTCTTTCAGCATTTGTGCGCGTGAAATTGCCATTGTCTATATCTCCTTAAACGCCGAGTGCCGTATCGTAGGCATGGCTTCCGGGCAACCAAGTCACGATGCAGTCGGTGAACGAATCACCTACAGCGCTGTTAGGCCCGTCAACAAAGTCAACGATTCGGAGTGGGAAGGTGTTGGTGGTAGCAATAGAGCTAGCGTCCAACGCGTTCTTGCTTCGACCGATGTCGGTCGATCCAGCCGTGCTGATAGCCTGCACGTTATTACCCAGACCAGTCTGAGCAATAGAGCCGTCACCCTGCATCTGGAAAACCAGCTTGGGATCATCGGCAACATACGCAACAGCATCAGATGCCGCTGTGTCTGCTGGCCAGTATTGGCTGAATGTGGGTTGCTTAGTGGTTGGGTCAGTGTAAGAACATCCTACAAAGACACCGACGGTTCCGGCAACAGCGGCAGTCGTAACTGCGGCCTTCTCTACCGTTCCGGCGGCAACCAGCTTAACAAAGTCGCCATAAAAGATTGCAGTGTCATACGCTGACGCAATCTTGATATGACGCACCTTTCCGGTGAATGAGCCAGAGGCACTTAGAGTGCCTACAGGTTCAGCACCTGTGGGAGTAGCTGAAGTAGCCATTTGTCATCTCCTTGATGATAAATAACGAAGCGTCTCCCTTCATGGGGATCAGCTTCGACCAAAGGTTGTACGACTGCTTCGTTCTGGTTGAAGAACTGGCATTCGTGGGTCGTTCTCTCTCAAGAAGCTGTTATCCACGGACTCCATCTGATTACTGGCCATCTGGTCGAAATAAGCCTTCCGCTTCTCCATCTCAGCCTCTGGCGCCTTGCATAAAAGCAATCCGCCGACCTCGATGTTGCCCTCAAAACGAGAGCCGATATCGGACATTACTTGCATTTCTGGATGGTCCTCAGCCCGCACGGGAATCCACCCTTCTCGGAACTTCTGAGACACGTTAGTGTTATCAGATTGCCCTAGGGTGCTGGTGCGTACCCAACGAAATACCCAGCCGTCTTGCGGATCTGGCGTTGGTAGTACGGATGCTGGCTTCCACGAATCAGTGGGACGTTGATCTGCTTCTCTGGCCTCGGAAGACCGGGGTGTGCGCTGTTCTGCCATGTTAAGACTCCTTAATGAGCTGGTTGGCATACTGTTCTGGGGTAAGCCCTAACCGCTTTGCGAGAGCGATTTGGGTGCGGCTCAACCTCAATTTGCGTGGTTTGGCTCCATTGTTCCTCTCAGAGGGGGCCACCACCACGGAGGGGCTTCGGGAGGTCGAGGAAGACGTGTTGTCTGAGCCACTATCGTCCTCTCCGAAGTATTCTGGAAACTTAGACCGAATAGTTCGATCAATCGTTTCGTAGTATTCATCGGAATTCGGGTCCACACCCTCATCCCTGACAAGACGCTCGTGTACGCCATAGGCGAGAGCGGTCATGTCTTTTTCTTTGCCGAACCAAGGGTTTTCCTCTGCCCATTTAACTGCTTTGGGACTAGGCTCTGGCGGCGCCTGACGCTGAGGTTGCTGTTGAACCGGTTGTTGAGCCGGCTGTTCCGGCTGTTTTGGCCTGTTCTTGAGCTGATTCAACTGAAAATCAGCCGACTTCATCTCAGCTTGGGCGTTCATTAGTGCTTCTTGCGCTTCCAGCACTTTGTCCGTGTTGCCTTCTTCGTAAGCGACGCGGTAGCGATCTTTCGCTTGCTGTAGCGTTAGTTCTGCCCGAGCGCGGATCTGCTCAACAAGGGTTTGCTCCCCCTGAGAAATGATCTGCTGATACTGCTTGCTCTGGTCAGCATATTGCTGTGCAACACGAACCGCTTCTTCGCGCATACGCTCTGCTTCTTCGCGTTTGCGCCGCTCTTCATGTTGTTGATAGCGGAGTTTATTGATTCGCTTCTTGACCTTTTCGCTGTAGCCTTCCAGCTCGTCATCGTCGCTGTCTTGCTCTTCAGCCTTGACTTCCTCTTTTTTGGGAGGTCGCCGGTCTTCTTCAGGTCGATCATCAATAACTTCGATGTCGATGTCAGAAACCTCTTGCTTTTCTTTGCCGAAGGTTGTCTTAACACCGAAGAATTTTTCTTCAGCAGAGTGCTGTTCGATTTGCTCTTCGCTCATACCTTTTCAATCCCCCTAGGGTCTTCAACCACCGCCTCGACACTATCGTCATTGATAAGGCGGAACTCCTTGCCGTGAATCTTGAATCGCGTTCCGCTGTAGGAGCGCATCATGATCCAGTCGCCTTCCTTGCAATAAGGACCGTTAGGAAAACGGCTCTCATCCTGATAGGCGTCAGCACCCATCTTCAAAACAAAACCGCAAATAGAGCCGATTTCCTCGACATCCATCGTCTGCTTTGCCTTGAGAATGCCGCCCTCCGTCTTTTCGTCGGGTTCCGGCAGTGCTATAAGAAGTTTGTATCCCTTGGGATCAGGTAATTGACTCGCAGTCTTCTGCTCTGTTGTCATAGTTCCTATTCCTGCACCAGATAAAGGCGTCCGGTGTCGCCATGCGCTACCCTGTGTAGCGGATTAGTCTCGGTCTAGCCTCTCATTGAGGTCTAGCAACGAGCGCTCTGCGTAGGCCAGTCCTTCAACAATACCTACGCATCGCATGTATTCACCCATGTCTTTACAACCGCCACACGCCATGTGGTCAGTTATTTCGTTCATGTGGTTACGATACTCTACTTGTAATGTCTTTAACAAGTTATTTGTAGCATGCTTACTCATCTAACAAGTCCCTCACAAGGTTGAATCCGGCTTTAAATCCTTCAATCTCTTGCTGGGACTGGTCTTTCTGCTCTTGGGTCGCCATCTTGGACGCCAGTCTTGCGCTCTCGATTCGCTCTTGTTGCTCCATTTTCTGGAGGTCAACCATGGTTTTTCCACGGGACTTTTCAAGATCTGCTTGAATCTTGGCCATTTCGGCCTGCGCTTTAGCCATCGCCGATTGTTCTTTGATTGCCAGCTCGCGCTGTTGCATCTGAATAATCGGGTCTTTTTGTTGCTCCGCGTTCTTCTCGGCCTGTTGCATCATCTGTGCTTTGCCGGTTACCTGTGCGGCGGCAGGTGCTACGAGCCGGGATATGCGTAGCTCAATATCTTCTGGCAACGGCTCTCCCGGTGGCGGCAACTCTACCCCAAGCTCTTTCTCGATCTTCGCCCTGTACTCGAACGCAACATGCTCTGCGACGTGAGCGGCCATTGCCGCCTGCATTGCCTTGGCATTTGGTGACTTGGAGACAAGCTCTAGTAGCTCTGGGTTTTTCATTGCCGACATGTGAACTTCTATGTGCGCCGCGTGATCCTGATAAATAAACGCCTTCACGGGCTCGCCGTTGATGATGTTCATGTTCTCGGTCACGGGGTCTGTCGGCTTCATGTCCCTCTCTGTAGGGACAATCTTGTCTGCGTCTTGGATGCCCAGCACATCTAGCATCTGACGGTGAAGCAGGGGCATGTCATACATCTGAGGCGCTTGTTGCGCCAGTTGCAATGCCGCCTGATACTGCATGATTCGTTGCGCCATCGTCCCTGCATTAGGGTCGCTGACTGGAATAATGTCGATTCTGTCGTCGAAGTCTTCCTTTACCAATGGCTTGTTATCGCCATCGTAAGGATATACATCTGGGCCATAGTCTTTGACTAGCTCAGAAAGGATCTTAAGCTCTTTAGAGACTGACGCATGAACGCGGCTTTGTACCGCGCTCAATACCTTCATCTCGCGCTCAAGGATCGCAAGCGTGGTGCCAACCGGTGCTTCGCCGTTAATATCGGACGCTTTTACATCTGCCGCTGACGCAAACC